GGCACACCAAGCGAAACAGATCAGGCTTCAAGTTTCTTGTCAGTTACAGTGAAAAAGTATGCTGGACAACAAACATTTAGCGTTGAATTGCTAGATCGCACATCACCATTATTCTTTAACGAGTTGCTTAACAACATGTCAGCAGCTTATGCAAAGGCAACAGACCTTGCTGTTTACACAGCACTGGCATCTGGTGCAACAGCTGATGCGACAACACTTACAACATATCCAACAGCTGCTGAGTTGCTTGGCTTTGTGTCACGCGGTGCTGCATCTGTTTATTCGAATACACAGGGATTTGCAACAAACATTTTGGCAAACACAAGCCAGTGGGCAAACCTCATGACACTTAACGACTCAGGTCGTCCAATTTACATGGCTGCACAGCCAAGCAACGCAGGCGGCGCAGTACGTCCAGACTCAATCCGCGGCAACGTCGCAGGTCTTGATCTATACGTCACAGCAAACGTACCGTCAGCAAATGACACTGATAAAGATGACTCAATGCTAATCATCAACCCAAGTGCTTACACATGGTACGAGTCACCAACATACCGCTTGCGTGCAGACGTAATCGCGTCAGGTCAAATTGCAGTATCTGTTTACGGTTATGGCGCAATTGCAACCAAGATTGGTGCAGGCGCGTTTGGTATTAACAAGACCTGATAACAACCCACTAATCATGCGGCGATTTCTCCCGAGGTCGCCGCAGCAGTCGAAAGGAAACGGACATGCCAGCCATTGTTACAGCAAGTCAATTGCGCACGGTGCTTGGCGTGTCCGTTAGCCTTTACAGTGACAGTTATCTAGACGAGATTATTAACACCAGCGAGGACGTAATTTTGCCCATGCTGGTTGCCAACGTTTCAGGCGTTCAAGCTTACGAGCTAAAAGACAACGTTGCCACGTTTTCAACAATCCGTGAGCACTATTTTGTAGCAGGTCAATCAGTAATCGTTGCTGGTTTGCCTGCACCATTCACAGCGACACACACAGTCGTAGATGCTGCGCCTTACTACTTTACCGCAGCACTGACAAACGCCGACGTTACAAAGCGGCCAATTGTGCCAAATGGCAGTGCAACATTGTCTGGTTATTCAGCTGCGCAAATCTATGCCAGCACACCAGCAATCGAGTCTGCAATTTTGGCTGTTAGCGTTGAGGTCTTTCAATCACGCGTTGCAGCTGGTGGACAGATCGAGGGCGTGGACTTTGCAAGCTCGCCGTACCGTATGGGTCGCAGCTTGACTAACCGCGTCAGCACTTTACTTATGCCTTACTTAGACGCTGAGACAGTGTGTCAATAAATGCCAGCCAACTCAGTTGCCGAAACGCGGTCAGCCTTAGCCACAGCCTTTAGTGCGCTAGCTGCAAACGTTTACCCAAGCGTGCCAGAGTCACCGATACCGCCTGCCATTGTTGTCGTGCCAGATGACCCATACATGGAAATTGTGCTTATTGGAAAATCGGCAGTTAAAGTCAAACTTAACTTTAAAATTAAAGTTGTCGTTGCAAGTAACAGCAACGCAGGTTCACTAGACAACCTAGAAAAACTAGTTATAGGAATTCTTGCGGCGTTGCCGACAGGATACGCAGTAGACGCAATCTCAGCACCAACCTTGCTTGAAGTGGGGCAGTCGCCCATGCTTGCAAGTGACATAAACGTTTCAACCTACTACACACAAACAAACTAACTAGGAGACAAAATGCCAACGACAATCATCACTGGTCGCGATTTAGTCGTGACCATTGCAACAGTTAACTACGACGCACAAGCGACCAGCGCAACACTTACAAACTCACCAACAGTTGAGACATACCAAACGCTAGACGGCAAGGCTTACAAGCACATTGACGACCAGTGGACATTTGACATGTCAATGCTTGCCGACTGGGGCGTTGCCTCATCACTTTGCGAGTCATTGTGGACAGCATGCGAAACAAACCCAAACACAACACTTGCCGTGTCGCTTACAGCTACAACAGGCGCGGTTTACACTTTCAACGTAATGCCAGTGTTCCCGTCAGTTGGCGGCACAGCACCAGATGCACAGACAGTCGATCTATCATTTGTAGTTGTTGGCACACCATCAGAGAACTTTTCCTAACATCTAACTAATCGGGAGACAAAATGAAGCTACCAATAACAATCGAATACGCAGAAGGTCGAACAGAAACCTACGTGGCACAACCGCCAGAGTGGGCAAAATGGGAGACAAAGACTGGCTACACAATCCAGCAGGCTCAGGACAAGATCGGCATTGCTGATCTTATGTTTCTTGCTTACAACGCAATGAAGCGTGGGTCTGCTGGTAAGCCAATTAAGCCTTACGAAATTTGGGTCGAGACAGTCGTTGACGTTTCCACAGGAGACGCAGACCCAAAAGTCACCAGCGCGGAAGCCTAAATTACGCCATTGTTTTGCTAGCCATTGAGACTGGCATTGCAATGCGTGAGTGGCAAAGCGCAGAGGACATTTTAACGGCACTAGAGATTTTGAAGGGGCGCGACAGTGGCACAGGAAAGCGTGGCATACGATAAAGCCGACCTACGCAAAATCTATGCCGCTTTTAAGGCTATGGACGACCAAGCCGTTGCAGAAGCAAAAAAGGTGTCAAACACTTTAGCCACTTACCTGCAAGGCAAAATTGTTGGTGCTGCTGGTGCTACTAGAAACAAAGTTGACGAAAGAATTGCAAGTGGCTCAAAGGTATCTAAAAGCGACAAAACTGGTGCAGTATCTTTTGGCTTTGCCTCGCAAAGATATAGCGGTGGTGGCACGACTCAGCAGCTATGGGGCGGGTATGAATTTGGGTCAAATACTAAAAAACAGTTTCCTGTTTGGTCAGGCAAGCAAGGTCGAGGCTCGCGCGGTTGGTTTATTTATCCGACACTACGCACAGAACAGCCATACATTGTCGATCAGTGGGAAAATGCTTTTAGTCGCGTATTGAAGGAGTGGTAATGGCAGGAGCTAGCAGAACCTTAAAATTATCTATTCTTGGCGACGTCGACCAGCTAAAAAAATCCTTAACGCAAGCAAACAATGACGTCGAGTCGACCACGTCAAAGGTTGGTGCATTTTCCAAGAAGGTCGGTCTAGCCTTTGCCGCTGCTGGGGCTGCTGCTGGCGCGTACGCGGTCAAATTAGCCGTCGACGGTGTCAAGGCTGCCGTTGCCGACGAAGCGGCGCAGAGCAGGCTTGCAACGACCCTGCGCAACGTCGTGGGTGCAAGCAATGACCAGATCAAAGCCATTGAAACACAGATAACAAAAACATCACTTTTAACTGGCAAGACTGACGACGAGCTGCGCCCGAGTTTTGACCGCTTAGTCAGAAGCACAAAGGACGTCGAAGCAGCCTCCAAATTACAGGCGTTAGCCCTTGACGTTTCAGCAGGTTCAGGTAAGTCATTAGAAGCCGTCACAAACGCACTAGCCAAAGCCTCAGAAGGTCAGACAACAGCACTTGGCAAATTAGGTCTTGGCATTAGTGCAGCTGATCTTAAAACAATGTCATTAGAGGAAATCACAGCAAAACTTGGTGAAACCTTTAAAAATCAAGCGTCGGTACAAGCTGACACATTTGCAGGCAAAATGGCACGGTTGCAGGTTGCCTTTGACGAGGGCAAAGAAACCGTCGGCTCATTTATTCTTGACGCAATAACGCCTTTAATTTCTGCATTTGTTAACAAGGTAATACCAGCAATTCAAAACGTGGCAAATGAGATCGGCCCGAAACTAACCCCAGTCTTTAAGGTCTTAGGCGATTATTTCACGCAGGTACTTGTCCCAGCATTTACGACTTTGTATAACTTTATTAAAGATTACATTGTGCCTATTTTACAAGCGACACTAATTCCAATTATTACCGCACTTGCTAAAGCATGGATAAGCATTGTTGACGCTTTGAAAGATAACTCTGCCAATTTAGAACCATTGCGCGCAGCATTTTTTGCGTTTGCTGGTTTCTTGCGCGATTACGTTGCACCGATTATTGGCACGTTTATCAGCGGTTCAATTTCCGGAATTGCTGGTGTTATTTCCGCTTTGATTGGTGTCGTCGGAAACGTAACCAGCGCAGTTACCACTGCCTTTAAAAACATTAAAGATTTCTTTGGTGACGTTAGAGACTTTATTGTTTCTAGTGCAGGCAGCATTTTCAATCCGTTATACAACGGCATGAAGGCAGTGCTAAATAGCATCATTGGCATTTGGAATAGACTTGACTTTGCCATTGACATTACCGTGCCTGATTGGGTTCCTATTGTTGGCGGTCGAGGTTTTAGGGTTGCAGACATTTTCCCTGACATTCCTATGCTGGCAAAGGGTGGCATTGTCACAGAGCCAACATTGGCAATGATTGGTGAGGCTGGGGCTGAGGCTGTCATACCGCTTAACAAAATGGGCGCAATGGGCAACACTTTCAACATTACAGTCAACGGCGCAATCGACGCTGAGGGCACAGCCCGCACGCTGGTCAAGGTGCTAAATAACAGCTACTACCGAGGCACAGGTGGGGCAAGCAATCTGGTAACGACATGACGCAATGGTCGCCTGTCTGGCTGGTAGAGATTGACGGCATTTCTTACACAGAAGCAATCTTGGCAAATTTGTCAATCAGATCAGGTCGAACAAACATCTATGAGCAAGCACAGGCAGGTTACGTCAATTTAGAACTGATCGACCTTGCCCAAACGACCATACCTGTTGCAATCAACAGCAGTGTCAGCGTGCAGGTAAAAGACACAGCAGGGGTATTTGTGCCTATCTTTGGCGGCACAGTCGTTGACATTGGCATTGAGGTGCGAGACGTCGGCAGTGTCATGTTTACGCAGACTTACAGCATCACAGCACTTGGTGCGTTGGCACGTTTGCCTAAAGCGTTGACAAACGGCGTGCTATCGCGTGACTTTGACGGCGATCAAATTTATGAGATTTTGTCTGACCTGTTGCTTAACACGTGGGCAGAAGTACCATCAGCTTTAACGTGGGCAAACTATGAGCCAACGACAACATGGGCAACAGCTGAAAACGTGGGACTTGGCGAAATTGACCGCCCAGGTGATTACGACCTAGCTCACCGTAGCTCAAACCGTGTTGACGTTTACAGCCTTGTTTCTGCGTTGGCAACCTCAGGTTTTGGCACGATTTACGAGGACGCCTCAGGGCGCATTTCCTATGCCGACGCAGGTCACCGCAGCTTGTATTTGCAAAACAATGGCTATGTCCAACTAACAGCCAACCAAGCACGCGGGGCAGGTTTGCGCGTTGAGACGCGAGCAGGCGACGTGCGCAATAACGTGACAATCCAATTTGGCACAGGCAGTGGCAGTTCAGTCAACGCCAGCGACGCAGACTCAATTAGAGAATACGGCACACTTTCCCAGATTATTCAGACAACTTTGCATGACTCAGCTGACGCAACATCACAGGCAAACCGTTATCTAAACCTGCGAAAAATACCGCAGGCAGCCTTTAGTGACATTACCTTTGACCTGACTAACCCTGAATTAGACAACGGCGATCGCGACAACCTCATTGGCATTTTCATGGGCGAGGCAGTTGCAATTAACGATCTACCTGCCAACATGGGCGGCATCTTTCAGGGCTTTGTTGAGGGTTGGTCATTTCAAGCCTCATACAATCAGCTGTCAGTGACGCTAAGCATTTCACCAGTGGCTTACTCATTGCAGTCTTTGCAATGGTACGAAATCTCACCAGCATTTGCATGGTCGGGCGTGTCGCCAACGCTTGACTGGGCACGTGCAACAATTATCACTTAACGAAGGAGACTCCAATTACAAACCCGACAAGCAATTATGGTTTTGTTCTGCCGACGTCGACCGATTTAGTCACGGACTTGCCTGCTGACTTTGAGGTTGCATTGCAAGGCGTTGACACACGATTAAAGGCTTTACAGCCTGGCACAACGCTTGGCGATCTTGCTTATTCATCAGCTACGGCAAACACAAGCACACGCCTGCCAATTGGCACAACTGGTCAAGTTTTAGCAGTTTCAGGAGGTGTGCCAGCGTGGACAACATCAACTGACATTGTTGGTGCAAATCCAAATTTAGTAATAAACGGCAATTTTACAGTTAACCAACGTTCTTATGTATCAGCCGCAAACTTAGCTTCTGGTTCTTATGGTTTCGACCGTTGGAAGTCTAATTTTACAAACACAACTTTGACATACACAAGTGCGCCAACTGGACAATCTGTAACAATAAATAGCGGCGGCGGATTGCAACAAATTGTCGAACAAGCAAATGTGCCGGCTGGCACTTATGTTTTGTCATTTACAGGCACAGCAACAGGTCGAATTTACAATAGCGGCGCAACGGCACCGAGTTATGCAGCAAGTCCAATCACTTTTACAGCCGATGGTTCGGCAAATGTAGTTGTTGAATTTACCGCGTCTGGAGCAACAAAAACACTAAGTAAAGTCAAACTAGAATTGGCGTCCACTCCGACGGCTTTTTGTTTTTCAGGTGGAACTATCCAAAGCGAACTGGCCAATTGCCAGCGTTATTATTGGCGTAATACTGCAGGTGACTCCAGCACGCATTTTTCTGCTGCAATGGGTGCTAGCTCAACAACTGAAGTAGATCTCATAATGTTGTTTCCTGTAACAATGAGAATCAGACCGACAAGCCTTGATTACTCTTTGATACTAACTTACGACGGAACAAATACATACAGCAGCGGCACATTTGCACTTATTACGGGCAG